CTCTCATTCCACAAGATTTTAGTTCTGAGTGGATTGATTTGAAATGGTCTCAGTGCGTTATTCGTAACAGTGCGGGCGTTCAGGTATTGAATGCTCCGTTCGGTAACTTGACCATTCCGCGCACGCAATCATCTTCAACCGCAACGTGGGACGCGCCACCTGTTGAAGGCGATAACATTCAGGTGTCTAATGGTCTCTTTGACGACATCCAGATGTCAACGAAGCGTCTGACTTCAATGGTTCCAGTATCAAACCAGTTGATTTTCCAGTCGCCGCTTGCTGTTGAACAGCGCGTACTTAAGATGATGACCAACTATATGGTTCGCGGTGAAGATGCCGCTTTCCTAGGTTTCCCATTAAACGGTACTAGTGGTGTCGGCGGTGTGCCATATGGCTTGAAGACACTCGCCTCGACGCAGAATATTCTTACTTTCACTGGCGATTACACGGTGCTGAAGAACATTCAGCAGTTCTTGTGGTCGATGGTAACGACACTATCAAGCCAGAATATTGATGTCAACGGAAGCGTTTGGTATATGCATCCGTTGGTAAAGGGCTTCCTTGGCTCAATCACTGATAGCGTTGGTCGTCCGTTCTTCCAAGGCTTGCAGTCAATGAACGATGACGGCGAGTTGATGGGTCTCAAGGTGTTGACGACAACTCATATCCCGAGCAACCTTGGCACGGGCACCTATGAAGTTGGCAACAGTGCCGTCACTGCATATAATACTGATATTTTCCTTGCGCAACCGAAAGAGTTTTTAATCGCAGACACAATGCGCATGGAAACCAGCACATCCAGCGAGGCGACCTATTTGGATACTGGTAATAGCAATGCAGTTGTATCTGCTTACCAGCGTTACCAGACGGTGTTCCGCAATATTGAGTTTGTTGATTTCAATATTACGCACCCGTTTGCCGTTGTGGTCGGTACTGCTCCGTTCATTCCGAGCTATGTCGCGAACAGCGTGCTCAGCAACAGCGCCGTTGTCTACAACACGCAGCCGCCTCTCATGGGCAACTCTGCTGCTGGTTCTGCGGTATACACGCCGTAAGAGTAATCGGGGCAATCATCATGATTGTTGTATTCAAAAGCGAATACGAAGGAAACAAAGTCGGGAGGGTCAAAAGCCTTCCCGACGACGTTGCACAGCAACTCATCAAGCAAAATGTAGTTGCAGAAGTAAACGAGAAGTCCCGCATTGCAGATATTGCAAAAACGCGGGTTGTAAACAAGTAATATCAGTAAGATACAAAAATGGGTTCAGTATTATCGGGCGTATTCCTTCAGGTAAGCGTCCCGCTGACACAATCTGATCTCAATAACTGCAACACTACGCCCAAGCTGCTATTGCCTGCTCCCGGCGTGGGCAAAATGTATCTTTTTCAACAAATCACCTATGTATATTATTACGGCACAACTAACTATAGTTACGATAACAGCACTCCGTTGCAATGCTGGTACACTGGTGGATTTACCGCTAGTCCATATCAGGGTGCCATTGATCAAGGCGATCAAAACTTATTTTATAATGTGTCGTTTAGCAGTATGCAACAGTCTCTTCCTACTTCGTTATGGGCTTCATTCAACAGCGGACAATCTTTTCCACAATTAAAATACATGAATAACTCTTCCGTTTCGCTGTTGCGTTATGGCAGTAACTCAGGATACACAGGCGGCGATGGAACGGGTTTGGTTGTTTTGTATTACAGTATATTAGACCTGTAACCAATACTGCCCTAAATATCAGACAAATAAGGGGCAACGTCCTTGGCATATATTCGTCTGATACCAACTACGGAACCAACGACATACCCCGTATCTGTCGAGTTCGCTCGCAGACATACTCGTATCAATCAATCACTGTCGGATGATCTCGTCTGGTTCTATATTGCTTCTGCAACGAGACAGGCAGAGAACTTTCTCAATCGCGCACTCATTACGCGATCATATTCATATTCAATCGCTCATACACAGGCGCCCCAAGAGTGGCCGCTAATCCAAATCCCGTTCACCTATCTGCCTCTAGGTTTAGACTGGGCGATTACACATATGGAGCGTTATAATATCGAAATACCATATTCGCCAGTCTCTAATGTTACAAGTGTCTATTATTCAACATGGGATAATACGACACAGACGCAACTGACACTCGGCACTGATTACAATGTTGATTATTACACCGAGCCTGCGCGTGTACATCTGACTGCGTTGTTCAATACGGCACAGAACACCCACATCACTGTTGATTTCGTTGCGGGTTATGGAAGTGATCCAGAGGATGTTCCCGTTGAAATACGCCACGCAATATTGTTGATGGTCGCCAAGAATTTTGAGTTTCGTGGCGATGAACAATCAAAAGAAACCATTCCAGCAGCAGCACTGCAACTGCTATCTGATTATAGACTTAATACGTTTGAGGCGTATTTCTAATGTCGATAATCAGTGAGAAGAAACTGCACCTTGGCGAACTAAGGTGGGAATGTATCTTGTGCAAACAACAGCAACTTGCCGATCCAACAAGTCCTGCCGTAGTCAATCAGTGGATCGATCAACAGATTGTATATGCTAAGATTGAGCCAGTCAATATGGTTGCAACACTACTCGGTGCGCAACTCGAATATGATAAGATTACGCATAAAATCACAATCAGAAATACTTCCGATTATCTCTCCGAGTTTACCTATTTGTTGCGCGAGAAACTACGTGACGACAACTCAAGCAAGATTGAAGTATTTCGTCTACATGCAATGAAGGAAGTGGACGGTCGCGATCGGTTCTATGAAATCGACGCCGAACTCATTTCGAGTGACAACAGCGCGAATATCGATAATGGTTAATATCATATTAAAGGTGCCGAAATACGCACTCGAACCTGCGTTCAAGAAGGAACTCAAGAAAGTAATGCGTCAGGCAGGGCAAGAGATTGCCGCCGATGCACGCGCATTGATTCGGTCTGGCAACAAGAAACTCGTATCACAATCCGGTCAACCACCCATATCAAAAACTGGCAAACTGGCAAACTCAATAAAGTTAACTTCCAAAGGAAATGGTCTCAAAGTAGTTATATCTGACACTGCTCCATACGCATTGTTCCTTGAGGCTGGCGCGACTGGCGGTGGTAATCGTACAAAGCGCGCAGGACGCTCAAAACGAGGCGCCGCGACTACGCAACGAGTGCTTGAACCTAGACCGTTCATATCAGTTGCGGCAGAAAGTAATCGATCTTCCCTTGAGAGACGTATTGCAGAAGCACTCAACAAAGGCGTTGATTTGAAGAAGGTGCGCTAATATGGACGTATCACAAATAGTCTATCAACTGAGAAAGTATTGCCCGATACTCAAATCAGTGGCTGCTGCTGGTGATCTTACAGTGCTTGCAGGTCAAACAAATCTGCCGTTACCTGCCGCGTTTGTCGTGCCGCTTGATATTGAAGTGGAACCGAACGAAAGCATGAACTCGCTGTATCAAATAGCCACGAACAACTTCGCAGTCGTTGTTGCACTTGATAATACTACCGATGCACGCGGACAACTCACGGCAACCGTTGATGTGGGAACGATGTTCTATGCACTCTATAAGGCACTTGCGGGCTGGTATATTGAAACGGAACCATCACAAAGATCGGTATATGCGAGCGGTAAAGCAGTGCAACTAGATTTTGATCGCAGTAGAAACTGGTGGCAGTTCCCTTACGCATACGAGACAGTTCTTGATGAAAGCTGGGGCTTCACGCCAGATAGTATGGCTGTCACAAGTATTGAAACAGATTTCAACGTGAGAACGACAGGTAATGCGACAAACTTTGATTTTACCATACCAGTCTCATAAATACTTATATCATTCGTTTGAGGCAATAATATAATGAGCGGCAGCAATAACTATCTAAGCGGAACTTCGTTCACTTTTGAACCTGCCGCCAACTACAACGTTACGGGTATCAACAATGTTCTCATTATTGGTACTGCGAATGCGATTGTTTCACAAGCTTTTATAAATGCTTCTACAAATAATCCAGTGTATACCCCGCTTGCCAATGCGGTCATCGCTGCCGATACCACTACGGTCGGTCAACTATATGGTATCGACTCCGTTATTTCAAAAATGTATACCGCTTACAGAAGCAACGATCCAATTACTACGTGTTATCTATTGCCATTGATTGGTTTTGATACCGCTGTTTCTGGTGCTTCTATTTCGTACGCCGTTACGGGCGACCCAAGTTTTATTGCCAATACTACGGGAACACTGAATGCTTATGTTGCAGGCACGTTAGTCCAATCACCAGTCTATCTATATGATACTG